GGTGCGCAGAGGCGCGAGTTTTCGCTACATACCAGAATTTCTGAGAACAGGTTGTAGTACCAATGGCCAAAGCAGAGGGGCAGAAAAAAGAGCCTCACTGGCTCAACCGAACGCAGATGGCAAAGAGCCTTGGCATTTCCGGCTCAGCCTTTGATCGGTGGGACGTTCAGCCGGTTGCCCGCATTGGCCGTGAGAAGTATTTCGACGTTCGCGCCGTGCTTGATAACCGACTGCGCCATCAGGCCGAGTCATTACAACCTGACCATGGCGAGCAGGAAGAAGGCTCGATGGAGTTTGAGCGCTTGCGGTTGACCCGAGCCCAGGCCGAAGGTCAGGAAATCAAAAACGAAATGGCGAAAGGAAAGACCGCGCCGGTTGAGATAATCACGCTGGTGCTTTCAAGGATCGCGGGCGAGGCTTCCGGCGAACTGGACAGCCTCCCGCTGAACATCAAGCGCCGACACCCCGAGCTGCCCAACCAGGTGGTTGAATCGATCAAGCGCCATTCGGTCAAAGCACAGAACGCCATTGCCAGAACCGGCGAATCATTGGATCAGACCCTGAATGACTATCTCACTGAACTCGACGCAGCTTGAGAATCTTCAGAGGGCGGTTCGCGCTGGCCTGAAAGCATTTGAAAGACCCGAGCCAATGACGTTGGTTGAGTGGTCAGATGAAAACTTCTACCTGTCGTCAGAATCCAGCTACATCGAGGGCCGGTGGAAGACGCTGCCTTTCCAGATAGCGATGATGAACGCCATCGGACACGACGACATTGTTTACGTGAACATCATCAAGTCGGCCCGGGTTGGTTATTCGCAGATGCTTCGGGCGGCACTGGGTTACTTCACCGAACACAAAGCGCGGAACCTGCTGATCTTCCAGGCAACGGACGGCGCCGCTCAGAACTTCATGAAGACCAGCGTCGAGACAATGATTCGAGACGTGCCGGTGGTCAAAGGTCTGGCGCCCTGGTACGGAAAGAAGCACCGGGACAACACGCTTTTCTCCAAGCGGTTCACCAACGGCAAGATGCTGTTTTGTGTTGGCGGCGAGGCTGCCAAAAACTACCGCGAGAAGTCCGTTGATGGCGTGATGTATGACGAGCTGGCGGCATTCAAGCCAGACGTTGAAAAAGAGGGCTCTCCAACATTCCTCGGTGACAAGCGGATTGAGGGCTCGGTTTTCCCGAAGTCGGTTCGCGGCTCAACGCCAAAGGTTCTGGACACTTGCCAGATCACCAAGGCGGCATCAGAGGCCGAATTCAGCTTCAAGGCTTATCTGCCGTGCCCGCATTGTCAGGAAGAGCAGGTTCTGAAGTGGGGCGGAAAAGAAGCGCACTTTGGTTTCAAGTGGCAGGAGAATGACCCGAAAACGGTCATGTACCTCTGCGAACACTGTGGAACGCTGTGCAGCCAGGGCGACATTCAGGCCCAGCACGAAAAGATTGTTTGGCGCTGCGACGTTTCAGGTGTCTGGACAAAGGACGGCGCTGAATACTTTGACGGTGACGGCTCACGCCGGGAAGCCCCGGAATCGGTGGCCTTTCATATCTGGACCGCTTACAGCCCGTTCACCACCTGGCGCCGGATTGTCACCGACTTTCTGAAAGCCAAGGGCGACCCCATCAAGCTGAAGACGTTTATCAACACAACGCTTGGCGAGGCATGGGACGACACCGAAGGCGAGAAGATTGAGCCGGACAACCTGTTTGCAAGGCGCGAACACTATCAGGCGCAGGTGGCCGTTGATTCGTGCGTGTTGACCGCTGCAGTGGATACGCAGGACGACCGGCTTGAGCTTGATGTGGTGGCCTGGGTCAACGGTGAGGAATCATACCGGGTGGCCTACAAACGACTGTACGGCGACCTGTCCCGCACGGAAATCTGGAACCTGCTTCATAAAGAACTGACGAAGCAGTACACCAGCCCGAGCGGAGCGCTTCATAATATCAAGCTCACCATGCTGGACTCGGGCGGCCACTTCACTGACGAGGTTTACAAGTTCAGCAAGAAGTACGGGCCGCGCCAGTTCATCCCGATCAAAGGCCATTCCATCGCAGGCAAGCCGGTTGTCGCGTTTCCCCGGAAGCGGAACGACAAGGGCGTCTACCTGACGATGATCGGCACGGATACCGCGAAAGAAATCATCACCAGTCGATTCCGAATCATGAACCCCGGCGAGGGTTACATGCACTGGCCGGTGTCTGATGAATTCGATGAAACCTATTTCCAGCAGATCACCAACGAACGCCGGAAGGTGGTCTATCGCAAGGGCCGGAAGCAGATCGAATGGGATGCCGGTTCACGCCGGCAAGAACCTTTCGACACTGCGGTTTATAACCTGGCCGCGATCCGTCTACTTCAGCAACACTTCGGCGTGAATCTGGCTCGTTACCGGAAAGAAGGCGATGAGAGCGGTGACGCGCCACCAAAGAAGAAACGCAAAACCGGCAAAGTTCACACCCCTACAGGAGGATGGTTATGAGTGAAGCAAGCACCCTGCTGCCGCTCTACGTCGAAGCAGAGATAAGAATCCTCAAGGGCCAGAGCTATGAATTCGCCGGTCGGACCTGGACCGGTGCCGACTTGTCCGAGATCCGCAAAGAGCGCGAGCGCCTTGAGCGCCGGGTTTTCCTTGAGCAGCGCCGAGCGAAGGGCCGGAGAACTCACTCACTGGCGACCTTCTCATGAATGTAATTGATTCAATCCTGAAGCCCATTTCGCCGAGTTGGGCACTGAAGCGGGCAAAGTCCCGGCAGATGCTGGCTTTCTATGAGGCCGCCAGACCGTCACGCACCCGGCGCAACCCGAAAGACAACCGCTCGGGCAACACGCTGACCGATGGCGTGAACGAGACATTGCGCGGGCAGGCTCGACACCTTGAGCAGAACCACGACCTTGCCCGAGGCATTCTGACCTGCCTGGTCAACAACGTGGTTGGAGCCAAAGGCATCGGCGTGGAGTTCGCGCCAAAGAACGCAGACGGCACTGTGAACAAGGTTCTGGCCGACGATCTTTCGTGGTACTTCATGGAATGGTCCCGACACCCGGAAACCTCTGGCGAATACAACTGGGCCAAAACTCAGCGCATGATGGCCCGGGCCTGGTTCCGTGATGGCGAAGTTCTTTCAAAATCTCTGATCGGCAACATTCCGTTGCTTCGTCACAACACAATGGTTCCGTATTCGCTGGAATTGCTGGAAGCGGATCACATTGCCGACTTTGATTCGCCAGGGCGCCGCATCATTCAGGGCGTCGAGCGTAACGAGTGGGGCCAGCCTCTGTTCGTTTACCTCTATGACCAGCACCCGGGCGACGTGTTTGGCTTCAAGATGAATTATCGCCGCACCGCTGCCGAGAATGTGGATCATCTGAAGATGACCGATCGCATCCGACAGAACCGGGGCGTTTCGATCTTCGCAGCGGTCATGAACCGCCTGAACGACCTGAAGGATTATGAGGAAGCCGAGCGCGTAGCAGCCCGCATCAGTGCGGCCATGGCTGCCTATGTAAAGAAAGGCACCCCGGATATGTACCAGAGCGATGCCGACGAGGACGAAGAAGACCGCACCTTTGAGTTTTCCCCGGGCGCCGTGTTCGACAACCTGGCACCCGGCGAGGACGTTGGCACCCTGCAAAGCAATCGGCCATCGGCGCTACTTCAGCCTTTCCGCGATTCCATGCTGAAGGCTATCGCCAGCGGCTCAAGCTCTGGCTATTCGACCATCAGTAAGAACTATGACGGCACCTATTCCGCGCAACGCCAGGAGCTTGTCGAGCAGTGGGTGAACTATGCCGCCCTGTCCGATGAGTTCATCAGCGGCTTTGTCGCGCCCGTGGTACGCCGGTTTATCCGCATGGCTGTCATGAGTGGCGCCGTCAAGGTTCCGGCCTCTGTGGATCGGGACACGTTGTTTGATGTGGATTACCTGACACCGGCCATGCCGTGGATTGATCCGGCGAAAGAGGCCAAGGGTCACGCCGAGAATCTGCGCCTGCACATCACCAGCCCGCAGAAGATCATTCGCAGCCGGGGCGACAACCCGGACGAAGTGCTTGACCAGATTGAGCAGTGGGAAAAGAAGCTGCGAGAACGAGAAATCACAATCGAAACCGAGCCCGCCAATGAGCGGGATTTTTCGTCACAGGAGGGCGATAACAATGCCTAAGCGACAAAGCTGGTATGAAATGAAAGTGATGGGCGGGGGCGCTGCCGAAATCCTGCTTTATGACGAAATCGGAACCTATGGGATTTCTGCCAAGGATTTTGCCAATGACCTTGCCGACTTCGGAGAGTTGCGCCAGATCAATCTGCGCATCAATTCCCCGGGCGGCTCTGTCTTTGACGGCAACGCCATTTTCAATCAACTCAAGCAGCACCCGGCGCGAGTCGTGGCAACCATTGACGGCCTGGCCGCTTCGATGGCGTCCGTCATTGCCATGGCTGCCGATCATATCGTCATGCCTGAAAACGCGCTGATGATGATTCACAACCCCTGGATGGTGTCGATGGGCGATGCGGTAGATCTACGCAAGGACGCGGATCTGCTGGACACCATCAAGACAACCCTGCTCGGCGCCTATGGCCGGTCAATGATGACCGAAGAAGAAATCAGCCAAATGATGGACACCGAAACCTGGCTGACCGGCGCTGACGCTGTTGAATTCGGCTTTGCCGACGAGTTGGCGGGAGAGATGGCCATGGCCGCCTGCGCCAAGTTCGACCAGTTGGCTCAGTTCAGCAAGACCCCTGAGCAAATTCAACCCCAATCGTCAGCACCTGCTGGCAAAGCCGAGAAGAAAGAAACCACACCGTCAGCGGTTGCTGACAAACCCCAAAAGCATGAAGAGGAAATCACCATGCCTGAAGCCAAGAAAGCAGCCGATCAGCCGGTTGACCAGAAAGAAATTGAAGCGCGGATTGCGTCTGACTATCAGGCGAAGCAAAAAGCCCGCGCCTCTGACATCAATGCAGTTTTCGAGGGCTTTGAAAAGCACATCGAACTGCGCAACCAGTGCATCGGTGACGTTGAATGTGGCGTCGAAGATGCCCGCGCCAAGTTGCTCGCAGAGCTTGGCAAAGATCAGAAGCCGACCGGTTCCGTGTTCGTCGGTGACGAAGGCAACCAGGCCAAGGTTAACGCTATGGCTGATGTTGTTGCTATGCGTGCCGGCATCAAGACCCAGAAAGAAGTGGGTGAGAACGCCTATCGCGGCAAGACCCTTCTGGGCCTCGCTGAAGCCTGCCTGGACGCTCGCGGCAAGTCCGTTGCTGGCATGAGCAAGATGGACATTGTTGCCTCTGCCTTCACGCACAGTTCCGGCGATTTCAGCAAGCTACTGGCAAACACCGCCAACAAGGCCATGCTGATGGGCGCCGAAGAAGCCGAAGAAACCTTCCAGCAGTGGACCCGCTCGGGCCAGTTGGGAGACTTCAAGGTTTCCTCGCGTGTTGACCTGAACGCCTTCCCGACACTGGGCAAGGTTCAGGAAGGCGCTGAATATAAGTACGCGACCATGGGCGACCGGGCTGAATCAATCCAGCTTGCCACCTACGGCTCGCTGTTCAGCATCACTCGTCAGGCCATCATCAACGATGACCTGGACGCCTTCACGCGGATTCCGAACCGCATGGGCCGCGCTGCACTGCGCACTGTCGGCGATCTGGTGTACGCCATCCTAACGGCGAACCCGAACATGAGCGACGGCACCCCGCTGTTCGACAACGCGCACAACAACCTGCAGTCGGCATCTGGCATCACGACCAGCTCTGTTGACGCCATGCGTGTTGCGATGGCCACACAGAAGGACGGCAACGCGAACCTGAACATTCGCATGGCTCACCTGCTGGTGCCGATGGCTCTGGAGGGCGCGGCCAACGTTGTTCGTGAATCTCAGTTTGAGGTTGGCGCAACCGCGAAGAACAACACCGCTCCGAACAGCGTTCGCAACACCTTTGACGTGATCGCGGATTCCCGCCTTGATTCAGTCAGCCCGACCGAATGGTTTGGCGCTGCGAATGGCGGCATTCACGACACCATCGAGGTTGCTTACCTGGA